TGCCAGATGCAAATGATGAGTTTGAAACACCATTGCAACTACACGACTTAGAAGCTATTGAGTTTTTACCTGATACTGAAGCTATTTCATAATTAATAACAACTCTTAAATATGTACCACTTGCATCCTTTGTACCGTCAGATTGGCAACGTTCAACAGACATTGAGATACTAGGATATGAGTAATCTACAACTGTAATACTTACTGATTTTGAAGCTTTACGCCCACGAGAATCTGTTACAGTACAAGTATAAGTTTGAGTACCAGTAGAAGATAACTGTCCGGAAGTACCAGAGCTTGAGTTAGTATACAAACCCGGACCAGAAATAGAATAACCTGAAATTGTTGAACCATATGATCCACTTGCACCACTGGCTGTAATCTTTACTTGAGATATACCTTTAACATAAATACCCCAGGAACTAGGAACTCCATTATCTATTCTTGTTGCTGTTAAACCGGATATATTTGGAACAACTGTCGACGGAACACTCAGATTAATACTCTTAGTAACTGAGCTACCTATCTGAGTTGAGCCGTTGTAAGTTGTAACTCTGACTGTTAAAGCACCACTCGTAGCACTAGGAATCTGACTTGCTAATGATAATGGTGGGGTAAACGAACAACTTGTAGCAGCGTTAGAACTAGCAGTAGTCCATCCACTGTTTACAAATTTATACTCTACCTTATGAGTAAATGAGCTTGATTTTCTATCAATAGTTACTGATACTCCACTGTTTAATTGATTACCACTTAATCCACTAATACTTGAAGCACGAGCAATTGTAGTACATGTTGTCCATCCAGTGCTACATGAAGAAGAGCTAGGTGACCAACCTCCTGAAGTAGTAGGAGCTTCAAAATATACTTTTACATAACCGCTTAAGCTACCATCAGATTTGTGAGTTACTGTGATTGATCCAGATACTGAACGAGTACCGTAGCCCATACCACATGTAGTAAATGCTCCAGAAGTAGCAAATAATGTATCTGTATTTTTATTGTTATCATGCCAATATAGCTTTAAATGGCAAGCATATGAATCGTATAAGGCATCAAATCCTACATTACTAGCACTTAAAGAACCATTAGCAGTGATCTTAGTTGTGTTGTTTGCAATATTTGTTTCACTTTCAGACCAGTTAACACTTAATGTATATTTATAGCTTGTGTTAGCGCATCCTAATTGAGTGCTATTACTAGCCATCTACTCACCTCCTAAATTAAAGAAAAGCCAAGATCACCTTCATCAACGAATAGGAAATTTCCACATCCAATTGATTGGGCAATAATGGCTTTTAAAATATATAGTTCTTTGTTTGAAATCCATGCTACTTTATCTTCATTTTGATAGAACGCTAATTCTGTATTTGATAGCTTACATCTAAATGGTTGTACTGAGTTACCTAACTCTAAATCCCCACCATTCCATCTAAGATACTGCTGTAATTCTTGCTTTGAAACGGTACCATTAACCGCATCTGTTAAAGTATTAATAGAAGTTTTAGTAGCGTTTAAACCATCTGATGTAACTTTCAGGTTACTGGCAATGGTAGATATAGAAGAAGAGTTTGAATCAGCTGTAGACTTGACA